TGATTGGCTATCAATTCTTTCTTATAAAGGTTCATCTTGTATTTTTTATGTGCGTATACTTTAGGTATGTTTGTAACATTAACTGTAATCGTAATTTTAGTCTTGATACCGGTTGTACTCGTTACATGTACTTGGCTTCACGACGATACCGACGAGTCTATTTTTTAACTGGTCCGAGAACCACCTCCGGTGTGAGATACTTCTTTAGAACATTCGGTGGATGGAGCATATCAAACTCTTCCGTCGCATCCTTTCCAGCAAAAAGCATGATCGCCTTCTTGCCACCGGGGTGATCTGGAAGGAATTTTGTGAGGTCATAAACAATGTCCTTGATTATGACCCAACAATCTTGTTCGTTGTTGTGCTTTGCGATTTCGGTAAGGGATAGGTCTCTTGGATTGACGTGATCATTGATTGTTTTGATTCTGTTCATTTCTATTATATCTCATCATTTTCTGGTTCGGAAGTTTCCTCTTCCACACTTTTCAATTTGGGTGTGTCATGAGCTCCTAAACTCTCAGCTTCAACACCAGGATGTTTCAAAATTGGTGGACCCTCATATATAAAATTTGTAATCAGATATTTAACACCCTCTTTTAATTTTGTACCACGATGAATATATGTTAAATTTGATGGAAATATTACAAGCTTACCAGCTTTGGGTTGTATATGTCCCCTATTCAAAAATTCAGTAGTTCCACCGATACCTTCTTTAACATCGTTGAGGTAGAGTATGTAAGTAAAAACGCGGTTTAAATATCCATCATGATGCCATGTATAGAATCCATCTTTTTCGGTTTTTTGTATTTGAGGAAGACCAATTGTAACACCGTTTATTGTTTTGTATACAGAGAGACCCCTATCTAATCCCTCGTCTTCTACATGAGTCTTGTAGACCTCGAGTGCCTTATTTACACATTTACCCACTTCAGTGATAACATCCTCCCAATCCTTTCTTGGTTCTGGCATAGAAATTGGCAAATCTATACTTTTTTTAATATTTTCGTTTAGTCCACCAACCGTTTTTCCAATCATTTTTCTTTCATCCAGTTCAAAACGAGAAATGACATCTTCGCAAAACTCTTTGCTAACGACATTGTCAATTTCAAAAATGTAATCCATGTTTAAATGATTAAAGTGTATAAACTTTAACTTAAGAGTCTATCAAGTCTGCTCCTCTCCTTATTTGGAAACATGGTGAGTTGCACGACCTCGCCATCCAAGTACACCTGTCCGTGATTCTTTAGTCTATCACATTTCATCACTTGACCGACGCGTATGAGGTTTACCCTCACCATCTTCGCATTTCCAGGTTTACTGTGATGTACGGCGAGTAAAGCTGCATCTCGCTTCGTTTCTTTAGGAATTGTATTTTCTTCATGGCATATAACTACATGTGCACCCGGGCCACCATCAATGTGCATCCACCATTCTCGGGGATAGCTTGATAAGGTCAGGTCATCGTTTTCCTTGGCATTTTCACCAACTTTGATTTGAATACCGTCATATGATATATATGTCTTCATAATTTGAAATGATCGTTACCCTCTATATATATTAGTAACCAGTATGTACTTTGCATCAGCTTTAATTAAACGACCTGTGTGTATAAATGGCCATGTAGTTGGGAATATTGTCATTTTACCAGCTTCTGGTCTAATAGACCGCCCATTTATAAAATCAGTTGTACCACCTTCATCGGGTTCAAGTGTATTTAAATACACAAAACATGTAAAAACCCGATTTTCGCCAGGTATATAATCCTGGTGCCATCTATAATGTTTACCCTTTTTGATTCTTTGGATAGAGTGGGTTCCAGTTCTAAGTGGAAAAAGTGAATGGTCAAGTACAAAATCCATATCTCCATCTTTGTCTATCGCAGCATCTTTCATAATACCTTTTATATGTTCAACATATGTTCCAACAGCCTTTTGTATATAGTAATTAATTTTAGTATTTGCAGTTTCCCAACCGGGTGATGTAGATACGTTTAATTCGGTGCTGGATTTCCAGTCTTCATTCAAATACCCATTACCATCCTTATCTCCAAGGGCACCCTTCATATGGTTCGCGGAGTCATTTTCAAATTTGTTTATGATGTTCTTGCACAACTGCGGTGAAAATACATTTGGAATTTCCAAAATGAACTTATCCATTTCATAACATACAATTTAAATCTTTAATTATTATAAGATGTTTAGGAATCCAGCCGACAACGACGCGGTCCGAATCAATAACTCAGACTCAAATTACAATGAGGCTAACTACAACGGAGCGCGTGGATTACGAATCAATAACTCAAACACAAACGAAAATAACGTTGGTCAGATCAGGTCACGAGTCATAGACCCTAACAATCTCAGGCGTATGCGAAGAGTGCGAATGTCCTTTGCTAACGCGGGTCTAGTGGGTCGGCGTCTCAACTTTGGGAACAATAGACTAAATGCATCCAACTATATGAAAAATGAAAAGAGAATGAAAAATAATGCGAATGAAAACACAAAGACCAAGAAGATTACATGGAAAAATGTAAGCGTGCGTAATCTCCCAACCGATCCCATCGAGTATGAAAACTTCAAGTCTGGACAAAAGGCTGTGAAAATCAATAAATTGTATCTTACACCAAATTCATTTCGTAAGTTGGCGCGTATGTCCATGACAAGTGCTATTAACGCTAATGGCAATATGGTATTATTCGCGAATCCTTTCACTCGTGGAAAAGTTAAAAAGGGTGATCTTGAGTTTGTCGTGTTAAAAAAGATTAAAACTAAAAAGTGAGATACAATATATGCACGTCGTCTTCAAGCCCAGCCCATCAGTCACACACAAGTACAGAGTGATGTTACCAAACAAGCGGGCGATTGACTTTGGAGTCAAGGGTGCGCCAGACTACACAGATCACGGAAATTCCCGTCTCATGCGAGCACATCTCATTCGGAGAGGTGCAGTGATGTCTAAAAAACTCCGTATTGAAACAGACCCACAAGAAATTCAACGGGGAATGCTCTTGGTTGATGAAAGTGATCAAGAAGACTGGGACGACTATTTCCGTGCAGATTACTGGGAGCGATGGTTGTTATGGTCGTACCCCAATGTAGAACACGCAAAGCTTTTCATGACTATGCGAAAGGGGATCCTATTTATGCCTACGTCGGAATCTATGTGGTTTTGTGATAACAATAAAAAGTTCTAAATAATTTCTATATCAGATACTCGAATACAAGATTTTCGTTGTGTATTTGAACTTAATGACATCATTGTGAAATTACCCTCGGAGTGGTCTTTGACAATTTTGTTCATCGCGTCAATATGTATATCACATTTGTTTAGGTAAACATTTGAAATTGAGTTGCCACCATGAAATCTATGTTCATTGGGTATCACTTTCCATATCAAAGAACACGTTTTTATTAAAGTCATCTTTGGGTAAAATTCATCGTCACAAAAATCTACTTCGGTCTCAATTTGATCGTAACTGACCTTTACCAGATCTCCTTCCTTTAATTCGATAGGCTTTTTCTTACCCCCAATGGCTTCTGCAAACTCTTTGTACTCTCCATCTTGGATTTCATACTTTTCTTGTATCTTATCCAACAGGGACAATAGGTGATGGCGATCCATATTTGTTACTTGATTTATTAAAAGGCAAAGCTAACTTAGGCGCCAGTAGATCCAAATCCACCCGCACCTCTCTCTGTCTCTTCAAGAACACCAATTTCCTCCACATCGGGTGTTTCACAGCGCTCAAGGACAAGTTGTGCGATGCGATCCCCTTTCTTTACCTCAAAGTCTTTGTCTCCGTGATTGAAGAGAACGACTTTGACTTCACCTGTATAGTCGGGATCAATAACACCCGCACCAACTTGAATACCATGCTTCACAGCGAGACCGGATCGTGGTGCAACACGACCATACACACCATTTGGCATGAGAATGGCTACACTTGTCCCGACCAAAGCACGATGCGTGGGAGGGATAACAACTTCATCAGTGCTGTAAAGATCGTATCCAATAGCACCCCCAGAACCACGAGTTGGAATAATAGCATCTTGTGTAAGTCTCTTAACACAGAGACTCATTTCTACTTTACTTGGGTTTGTAATCTTTATTTAATTATTTCGTCTGTACATTTCAATAGAGCAAAATTTGTTAGAACAGTCACTCCATGTTGCACCGGGGTACCCCGCGTTCATTTCCGCTTCCAGTTCTCCCGGGTTAGAACACGCCTGCCTGTCTGGCTCTGTCTCACTCCACGAAACATTTCCATAAAGTGTATATTCGGGTAAACATGCTATCCCACCATGGCTAGCTGGAGTAGTAGTAACTCTACGAGTTGCGTGCACTAATTTAGGTGTCGACCCCGAATAGTTGGGGTTAGGATTTACACAATACATTTTATTGCTAATCTGTCCTTTTTGTACACAATTCACTGGACACGGTGCCGTCGCTGGACAAGATTTAGTACTTGG